TTTGTATATGTTCCATATAGCTGTAGAATCTTGAGCAGTAATGCCGTTCCTTTCTTTACCTCCAACAAATACTACTACTTTACTTATAGGTTCAACTCTATTTTCACTCAAAGCAGATTTACCGGCATCATCATAATTATCAAAATTGTATAATTTTCCATTATGCGATCCATTGAGTAGTTTGTTTACTACTTCAAAATGACCTTTATGAGGTGGTTTAAATGCTCCTGGGTAGAGTGCTGTAGCCATTATGATAAAAAGTTTTGTACTCTACTGTCAATTTCTTTTGGAGTAGAGTGTTGTAATTTTGCTTGGAATACAGGACTAAATAATAATTCACCAATGTTGTCAAGTACTTGTTTATTTGTTTCAGCAGCTCTTTCTTTTTCTTTTCTATGTGATGCTAGCTTTTTATTCATCTTATCATCACCAGGACCTGCTCCATTTTTTCTATACCAATCTGTAAAATATTTTTTCATTGCTCTATCTTCACTATAATTAGAAGTATCGTAATCTATATTTTTTACAGCATTATAAAACTCTTGTTCTTCTTCTTTAGACATTACATATGGATCTCTAAAAGTAGAGCCTGTTTCTAAATCTAATTTTTTATTAAGAGTTTCAAGATAATCAGATATGCCTGCAGCTCCATTTTTTGCAGCAGTATTGAATTCTTCTACAAATTTATCAAATTCTCCTCCTCTAGTATTAATAAAAATAGATAAATTACCTTTGAGCATCTTATTATAATCTTCTATTAATTTATAAACATTACGCCAAGTTTTAAAAACAGCAGAAGAAGGTACTCTTCTAGCACGTTTAGCATTAGAAATATAAGCAATAACTGGGTGACTATATACCATTACCATATATACATCGTATCCTTTATCTAAGAACATTTTAATCTTAGATGGATTAGATGCAGTAGTATCCCATACAAAACTAACCTTGTCGTCTGCCAGTGCTGCGGCTTCTTTGTTGGCTAGAGCTACTCCTGGGTTGAGTTTGTTGTATGCGGGGCTGTCCGGATCCTCCACGTATTTGTCTGGATTGACTAGGCGGAGTGAACCCAGGTCTAGTTGGTTGAGTAGGTACGACTTGCCAGTTCCTGCTCCTCCTGCCATCACTACGAGTTTGGGACGGTTGCGCTTCTCTAGGATTAATTTGGATATTTTCATTTCTTCGTCCTTGATTTATTCTAATTTTTGGTTCTCTTGGTCTTGGGTACACTTCTGGTTCAACTCCTGGTCTAGGTTTTGGTTTAACTTTCGGTCTAACATATGAGCGAGGAGTACTGCTATAGTACCCATTATAATTCCAATCATTACCCCAATACCCAAATCTGTACCAGCTATAGTATGAATTCCAGAAGTAAGGGTCGTTGTATCTCCAGTTGTTCCAGTACCAGCTATTATTCCATTGGTATCTAACAAATTCGGTATCCCTATACTTGACAAATTGTCTATAGGGCACAGCGATTGTATCTCCAACTTCTGTAACTGCAAGTATGCTTTTAATTTCATAACCTTTATTTGTTTGAAGGGTATAACTACCGCAACTATATAAAGATAAGAAAATAATTGCATATATCAAACTTTTTTTCACAGTTTTAGTGTTGTTAGGTAACTATAATAAATAGGTTTTATTTTTAACTACCCACCACGTAGCCCATTTTTCAGGAGTAGTATTTAAAGTTAATCGGTGTTTTTCTCTAAAATCTGTTACTGCTTCTATAACTCCGTATTTTTCTACTTTACTACCTTTTAAAAAATCATGACCAGATAAAATACCTCCTGGTTTAATCTTAGGCCACCAAGCTTCAATATCTTCTAATACTTGTTCATACTTATGATTTGCATCTAAATAAACAAAATCAATACTTTTATCTTCCCAGCTATTGACTGCATTTAGGCTTTTTTCTCTAATTAGTTCCCATCTTTCTTCAAGTGATCTTTTTTTTACTAAGTTGTATAAGCTATCTAAATTTTCCTGATTAGCATATTCTATTGAATCTGAGTTATTATCTTCATATGCGTCAGGTTTATCAGAATAGTCTTCGTATAGTAAGTATGGATCTATTCCAATAGTTCTGCTAGGTTTAAGTACGGTATTAATAGTATGTGTAAAATCTCCTCTCCAGACACCTATCTCTATTGCTACATTTATAATTTTACCTAAAATCGGTTTAACTGTATTTTTAAGCCAACTTTTTCTAGTTTCCTTAATCATAATTTTAAGGTAGTCGGATAACTATTGTAAATAGGTTCTGTTGTTGGGTGATCTAATTTATAAAGTTCGTAAATAGTTTTAAATAGTTTAAAATTTTTATCTATTTCATCTATTATTTTTATTTGCCAACCTTTACCTTGGTATACTCCTTTCTTTTTAGAAGGTCCTCTAGTACTAGATTTCAACCATACTATACCAGTTCGTTCAATTTTGATTCCTTTACTTTCTTCTAAAGCTTTAGCGTATGAAGCTAACTGTAAATCGTAAGATTTGTGTAAAGAGTTTGAAGTTTTTAAATCTAAAAGCCAAATTTGCTTATCCATTTTTACTACTAAATCTGCAGTTCCGGCATACTTATGTTCATCTGACCAAACAAAATCTTCAGTAGATATTAATTCAGGTTTGTAAGTTCGCCAAAAATCTGCAAACTTAAGAATCATTTCCCATACTATTTGAGAATATTTAGCATTACCATAATCATCCATCCAAGAAATTTCTTCTCCTTGTACTAATTTTTCTGCTGCTTCATGTACTTGGGTCCCCTCTTTACCTGCTTTGCGCATGATCAAGTCGGCGTTATGCCCAACGTCTTTGAGCCATGACTCGAAAAACTTATTCTTGGGCATATACTGGAGTATAGTTGTAACGGACGGGTAATATACTCCTTCCGACCTTTTGTAGACTCTTCGGTCTAAAAAATTAATTTGTTTAAGTTCTGGATTAAAGTCCAGTCTTTTCTTTTCATTCTCTTTAAGAATGTTCATACCTTGTTTTATCATAGGTCTAATTTGTGCAGCATGATTCCTGATAAGTCAAGTTCTTCTGCTGATTGAATATGTCTGGTAAAAGATTGAAAGCCCATTTCGGATGGGTCTTTATCGGGTAGGTTAACTAGAAAAACTCTTTTACCTTGATTGAGAAATTTTTCAGCTATTTCTAATGCTCTATCTCTAGCATCAGTATCTAATGCAACATAAATATCTTGCACTTTACTAGTAATAATTTTTTTGTATAATGTTTTGCTAATTGATTTACCTAATAAAGGAATAGCATTTCTACGGATAGCTATTGCATCGAATACTCCTTCACACAAAATAATAGGTACTTGCCAGTTTATAAAGTTTTCAAAAAATATTACGTCTTTGCTGGCTTCGGGATTCTTGTATTTAAAATAGCTACCATCATAAGTTCGCGCAATAAAAAAGTTGAGTTGATTGGATTCATTATAACTTGGGATAATAATTCTTCCTCCATAGTCTCCACTCGTGCAGTACCCAACACTGTATTTAATAAAATCGATGTCGCTAAACCCTCTTGCATATAGGTATTTTTTAATTTTGTTTGCAACTATAGAAGTAGAAGTTGCTTCACTTAAATATTGGAACTCTTTTGGGAGTTCTATTATAGATAGCTGTTTATATTCTATCTGAGAGCCTCTAGGAACATATTTTAATATATCTACTGCTTGATCTCTAGGTGTTTTAAGTTGATAAAGTAGCGAACGTATAGTTCTTCCTTTAGTTTGACATACCCAGCACTCCCAAGGATTCTTGCCCTCCTCGTTAGTAGCCATATTAATCTCTAACTTTGGCTTATGATGATTACAAAAGGGACAATGAAAAGCATAGTTATCTCTAGCTCTCTTGTGGCTTTTGCCCAATATGTTTTCTATTGATCCTAAAAGAAAAGTATAGTCCATAACCGTCCGTATCTAATTAATATACGAACTTATCCTGTAATATCAAACTCAAATTTAATTCTGGGGAAATATTCTCTCTCATTTGGTTCATAATCGTAAAAATTAGATCCTCCTGTGATCCTGTATCCTTTAGCTGTTAAAAAGCTTTTCATATTTTTATACTCAGCGTTTCTAAGTTGTTCTCTAGACATTATTTCAACTGATCCACGAGCGTGGTCTCCGTTAGAGTGTTGAATTATAGTAACATGAATATCGTCTCGATTATATGTATCCCTCATTTCAGCTTCTAACTTTTCAGCTTCAGGCTTGAATCTAGTCCAATAATCTTCTTTTAATATAATGTTACTTAATTTCATCTTCCTTGTCCCCTGTATGATTTTTTATAGTTTTTAGAGCCTTTAAGTTTAGACGATTTAGATTTAGCATGAACCCCTGGTCTTCTTTTTTTAGGTCTTTCTAAGTAGCTACCTAACGTTAATCCTTTTCTTGCCATATCTTTAAAACTAAATCACCAGTACCTTTAATTAAACGGTGGTAAGTCTCTTTAGGTATAAATATACGATTTATTTCTTGAGGAACCAAATTATCCATTTGAAATTTCCAATCAGTATCGTGCATAGCTTCAACTATACGATTTTCTTTATCTCTATGCCAAACAAATTCGAATGAAGGAGTATCTTGAGAGAACTCTCTTATTATATAACCATCTTGCTCTTTTTCAGAGTATGGTCTACCAGTAACCTGAGAAGTTTGATCCACCGCCTAATGATTTCCAATAACGTCCTATATTACAAGACCAGTAACCTGCTTTTGTTTTATCTTTCTTTTGAGCACATTTATGTCTTGCAGCGAAAGAAGCTCTAGCACCTCTCTTTTTCAATTTTACTGATAGTCCAGTATCGCCGAAAGATACTTTTTTAACGTTACCTTTTTTTGACTTAACATAAACATAAAACTTTTTACTACCGCCTCTTTTAGGTTTGTTTAATTGTACCTTTTTACCTCTGTATTCAGCTTCGGGTATGTAATCAACTGATGCTTTTAACATGTCGAATCCGTTGTAATCAAAAGTTTCGTTCTGGATATTGACTGCTTTGTGGAACCTTTCCATGTTAATGTTACCCCCAATAGACTCTACTAGCTCTTTGATTAATTCAAAGTTGATCATTTCGTCTATAGAAGCTGCTTCATCGATTGTATTTTCATCTTCGATCATTTCATCGATCATACAACCGATTTCAAACAGAGGATTGTACTTTGGGGAAACCATTGGAAGGTCTAAAGGTACTCTCATACCATTATATTCCCCATACTCCCCAATGTCGGTAGTCTCTAAAAGTTTTTCGTCTTCTTCGTTAAGTTGAATATAACCGTCTCTCCATGCGTCTCTTGCTTCAGCAAACAATTGTATAAACGCTTCTGAGCTGTAACGATAGACATTCTCATGTAAAGAGAGACCATTATCTATATGATACTGCAATGATGGTAATCCTATAAGCTCTTTTAATTTTATCATATTATTTCATTTCTGGGTGAAAGAGGAACTTTACTATGTTTGCATCTTTAGCTACTTCTTTACCATCTATCTCTATTCCAATAGGGTAAGGTTTAGTATCATCATCCGCCCAATAAGCTACATCATAGCTTCTATCTTTATTACTTGTTACTAGAAGACCTCTGTTGTATTTATTTTCTTCTGCTTGAAGTACAACCATCTTACCGGTAGGAAGGATCATATCACCCATTAGTTTAATATCTCCTTCATCGTAGCCGTCTTCGTTGTATCTATTTTCTTCTTCCATTCTATACTGATCTGGATCCTCTAAAGCAGCAACAATTGTATCAAGAACATTTTCATCTTGAATACTCATAATTGCATCTACAATAAAATCAGCATCAGTTTGAGCAAGCATTTTTTCTAACTTTCTTTTAGCAACGCCTAACTCTTCGTTTATGCCATAAGTCTCACATGGAGTCTTACCACAGCCGCAATTTTGTTCCAATAAAATCTTACTTAATTTCATCTATAATAAATAGCTATTAATCTATAAGCCTAAGTTACATAACTTTTTTATACTTTCATATATAAGTTTGTTAAACTCTTCTAAAGGTGTACCGTGTACAATTATATGGATTCTAGTTTCATCACTGTTGTTCCAAACACTATGTATGTTTGAAATATCAACTAAGCATGCACTACCGTCTTCTTTAAATGGTACATCTCCTTTATCTTTCATTCTGAATATACATCCGTTGGGTTGATTGAGTCCAATATTAAGAGGATTAAGCATACTTCTATCTCTATCATTATGAGGTAAAATATACCCACCGGGGTCTAATTTCATAAATCTAACTCTTTGTAAGTCTGTAAAAGGTAGGCTCTTAATAAAGTTAGTAGTTATAGGACATTTATCAGTTACGATGCTACAGTAATCATATATTATATCGTTACTATTCTTACCTACATTATCATGGTAATCATTCCATGCTTGAGTTCTATCAAAACCTTCTCCATGTATACATACACTAGACCATCCTTTATGAGTTTCACTATCTCTATGAGCTATAAAAAGATCATCTATTGCTAATGCTTCATTTAACATACCTTTATAATCTGCATTTGGTAAGTCAATAGGTAAGTAAGCCCATCCACTTTCTTCTACTACCCAGTTAACATAATGAGCATAATGATCAAAAGTAGGAACGTTTTCTTTTGAATAATCTAAAGTCCAAGAATCGTTTTCGAAAAATTTTATATGGCTATCCATTCAAATCTATTTTTAGTACCCATTAACCTTGAATGAATTTTTGCATTAGTAGCAAAGTAATCCGTTCTTTGTTTTAAATATTCTGGGTTATGTAATCTAAGTATTAGTTCTGAATAGAATATGTTACTAACGTATGTTAAATTTTTTTGACCTTTATTTTTTTCCATATGAGTTAGTAGTGGGTCAGGATTAGAAATTAAATCTAATTCTATATACTCATGATTTAGTTTTCTATACTTATTCCAAAACTCTAACCATGCACTTTCACCACCGTAAAATAACTTTTGTTTTTCAAACTCTCTTACTTCTTCTTCATTAAAGGTTACATCACCATGCCATATTGGAGTAAATTTATCTACATTTTTGAGATAGTATTTTATTATACCTAAATAATCTCTACCGTCCCAATACTCAGTTAAGTATTTTTTAAACTCTAATGCTTTTTTATTTATATCAAAATATATTATACTAGCATCTTCATTCCATTCAGATAGATGTAAAAAGTTACAAGCAAAAAAACCTCCCGCAATACAATATAGATTATCTAATTTTTCTTTTTTATAAGATTCTTTTGTTAGACTATTTTCTAATAAGTAATTAGTACTATAAACTTCTTTTGGATCATCAGTATTGTAAATATAAACTGCATCGATATAGTTATTAGTATCTGTTTTATTGAAAAAGTTTATTTGATCTGCACTTAAATTACTTTTAGGAGTTACTTCAGCACCATTCAAGAATATATTTTCAAAGTCATTTTCTTGTTCAGGATATAAATACGTTTTAACATCTCTTATTTCATTAGGAAAAGCAAATGCAGTAACTCTAAATTTACCTAACTGGTTAAGTATATTATAACCTTTACTTAAATAGCCTGTATATGATTTAGTATCAGATTCAACAGATAACCACTTTGGTGTATAATCATCGTGAACATTATCTGAACTTCTTATAGTTTTAGATAGTTGTAAATTTTCTACGGTGCCTTCTTCTCCGAAATGTTTTTTATCAAAATTATTCCAAAGTTCAGTTTTAATTATAAATGATTGTAAATGGGGAAAGAAATATGATGTACCTTCTATTTCAGGAGTCTCTAAAATATGACCTAAAAAGTCTGGTTTATGTTCATCTAAATAATCAAATAAAGTATCGAAGAAATTAAACTCAACTAGGTTACCTACAGCAAGCATAAGAGTATATTCTGTATCAGAAGCATTTAGTGCATCTTCTCCATTGTTACAGTCTATTATTTTTATATCGTTTGGATTTACTCTAGATCTAAATGCTGCATTTTTTATACTAAAAAAAGATAACTCTCTTATTTTACTTACTAAAGCTGCATTTGCAATATAACCAGGATTGAATAAACCTACTGTAATCATTCAAAGTCTTTTCTATAAAATTTACCTAATATATTATCGTTAATGTATTGATGATTATGACTTTCTAATACGTCATGCATCATTAAGAATTTAGTTTCGTAGTAAGTTAACTGTTTTTTAGTTTTACAAATTTGAAGAATTCTTTTCTCCCAAACCTGCCATTCATTAGAGTCTTTACACTCTTTTATGAGTTCTTTTATTTTCGGGTGTGATCCGTAATAATCTTTCCAATCTGACTCTTTGACTACTTTACGTTTTCTTTTTTGTCCCTTCAAAGGTGGGAGAGTTCTATTAAAATATAAAACCTTTTTACCTAAGTACTTCATGCCTGATGGTTGATGAACTACTTCGTAAATGAATCCGTATGTATCTTTTGGAAAATCTGTTATGTCATTAAAGATCCTACCCTGGTAAGTCCAGGATGGGTATGTCATATCCATATAGTTTTGTTTTTGTCGCTAATCTTTTGACAAAAGCAAGTCAATTTGTAACTGTTGCTCTTTTATTGCACTTATTAATAACGCGACTATTTTTTCATAACGTACTGCTTTGTAGCCGTCTTTTCTATCTACTACTAATTCTGGCAGCACTTTTTCGATTTCTTGAGCGATAACACCAACATCATGACCGCTATGCTCAGAATTATTATTCCAATCAAATTCATATCCATCTATTTGATTTATTTTATCTAATGCTCCGTCTATTGGAGTAATATTATCTTTTAATCTTTCATCAGAAGAAGCAAATGCAATAATATCTCCTGAAGCTGATATAAGTCCATCTACAAACATTACACCGCTTGCTGTAACGCTACCGCTTAGGTGAGTTGAACCAGAATGAATTATACTACCTGATAGGTGTTGTCCATTCAAATGTAACTTACCTCCAAGTTGAGGTGTTGTATCTTCTACTAAGTTTTGTATACCTGCTCCTGCTACTGCAGATGCTAATGATTGAGATACATTTGCAAATCCTGTTATTGCAAGGTTACCTACAATGTTAGAAGATCCTGATACGTTTAGTGAACCAGTAAAGTCATGTCTATCTCCTGTATCATCTCCAAACTTAGTTGAACCTGATTCATATATTACAGAAGAAGAAACTAATTCATTTACAAATTCTTGTGCAGTAAGGGTACCTGTTACGGTAAGATTACCAGTTAATGTATCTGTAGTATTTTGTAAGTATGAAGAAGTTGCTGCAGTTAAAGAAGCAATTTCAGTATCGTTTGAACTAATATTTGCTGTGTTGGTATTAATATTAGTAGCAATACTAGCAGATGGTGCTGCAAATGCTCCTGATATTGTAGACTTAAATGCTTTTAAATCTAATGTAGCTTCTATACTTTGAGATAATGCTCCAGTAGAACCAGATATGTCAGAAGCTATTTGACTAGATCCTGATATGATTCCATTAGTTGATAGTAATGAACCAGTCATACTACCGTTAACTCTTAAACTACCTGTAAACTTATGAATATCATCTGCAGTGTTACCTGAGTTAGTTGAACCAGAAGTAAACTTAATAGAGGAACTTACAATTACTGTTTCATATTGATTAGCAATTAATGTACCACTTACTATAAGATTACCTGAATATTCTCCTGAACCAGATACTGATAAATGATTAGTAGCAAAGTTATATTGAAAATTATCTGATGAAGTAAAAAACGAAGATGAAATATTATTTGATCCTGATTTTACTTGAATGTTGTATTGATTACCTACTGCTGTTGGTAAAAAGACTGTTGAACCGCTATCTAGAGATGATGAAGTAAAAAACTTAATCGCATAAGGATTAGTTGGAGTACCAAGGTACGATGATGAATAGTAAAACTCTCTAAAGTTTTGATCTAGTTCTGTATGTGTTAATGGACTTCCTTTCGTCCCTCTAAACGTAATAGCCATCTTATTTCTTTTCTAAATATGTAATTCGTGCTTCTAGCTCTTTTATGGCTTCTAAAAGTAACGGTACAATACCACCGTAGTCTATATTAAGATAGCCATTTTTATCTTCAGAAACAACTTCTGGAAGTACTTTTTGTACTTGTTGTGCTAGTACACCTACACTTCTTTCTTCTTTATCTTTCCAATTGAAGTAAACTCCTTCAATCTCGTTAACTCTATCAATAGCATTATCAATAGGGTAAATATTTTCTTTCAATCTTTCATCTGATGACTGTAAAACTGTACCAGAAGCTCTTATACTTCCTGATACGTCTAGTGCATATGAAAGAGGCATTGTTGACTCATTAATTCTTATACCAACACTTCCACTAGTATCAACTACAGTACCTGCTACTGTTTCAATAGTTGATGAACCAGAAAATATTGCTATCCTTCTATCACCACCTGCATTAGTTAATCCTTGAATTAAAGAGTATGTAACTGAGCCTGAGTTAATAGGTACGTGTGGACTACCTGAGTAATGTAAGTTTAAATTTTGACCATTACCGGTAAGTGAACTAGAATAAAAGAAAGAACCAAAGTTCTTATCCATTTCTGAATAAGTTAAAGCTGTTCCTTTATTAGCTCTATATGTTATTGTCGACTTAGGCATTATATATCAATTTTTACAACAAACGTCATATCCACATTTTCTGATTTAGGAATAGGTTTGTTAGTTTTAGCAACCGCAATTAATTCTTGCGCTTCATTATAAAGTCCAATTGATGTAACGTACGGTCTAAATTCACTTCCTGTTATGTTAGTTCTAACATTATTTTCAGATCCAGTAATCGCAGATGGATTAAAGGTATGATTTAGTTCAGATTCCTTTACGGTACAATGAACGTTATATGTATAAATAGGTAGGTTTGATTTCCATTGAACGTTTAACCTAGCATAAGTTGAATAGTATCTTGCTACAACAGGGTCTGTTATTACTATATTACCTTGGTTGTATATGATATCTCCAACAAATCTTTCATCTCTAGTAAAATTAGCTGATGCTCCTGATATGATTAACCTACCTTGTCCATCATCTATAATTTCAGGTCTTTGAAAACCGAAGCTTTCAGTTACATATTGAATACTAGCTTCATCTACATAACTACTTTCATTTACTAAATAACTGCCAGTATCAATAACAGAAGAACTATACCAATAGAATATATCTTCTACGTGTTGATTTTCTCCAGTATTAAAGTCACTAGCATATCCGTCAGCGTTATATTTATCTTGAGTTTCAAAAATAGGTTCGGCAACAAATGTACCTGGTACTATTTTAGTCCCATAAACTTCTTTAGGTATTGATATTACTCCTACCTCTGATGTATCTTTTCTAGATTGTGATAAAGTTAAAGTAGATTGAAAACTTACATCGTGTGAACCTGTAAAGTATATATCACCATTAGCATGACTAGCAGAAGCATCGACATATAAGTCTCTACTTGATAAAGCTAGATAGTTTTGACGTATACTATTATAGACTAACTTTTCATATCTATTGTTACGATAATCAGCTGGGTATGGATAACCTGGAGTACTACCTGAAAAACCTCGAAGAGTTTCTAAACCATAAGTAGTAACTAAGCTACCTGATGCTCTCCATGATTTTTGAGCTTGGTAGTCAGATACAAATACATCTTGACGGTTTAGTTGCTTGTATGCACTCATTCATTAATAATCAAGCTTGATTCTAACTAATGCTTCTTTTGTAAAGTCCTTAACTAAAGGTCTAGAAAGTTTAGCAACAGCTAACAAGTCGTTATTGTCGTTATATAATCCTACTGCTGTAATATATGATTGAGGAGTATCGATCATTACATTATGTCTTAACTCTCCTGAACCTGTTATTAGAGAAGGATTAGTTGAATAATTAAATTCGTTATTTCTAGATCTAACAAATACAAAGTTAGATGTGATTGTTTCTTCAGATTGAATTCTAAAACTACCACTCAAAGTTAATAAATCATAAAATTTACCTGGGTTAGCTCCTGCTGTATTAGCAGATCTATTTGTAGCTAAAGCTAAACCTCCTGATACTGCTGGTGCATCTAATGCATTACCATTAATTAATAGCACTCCAATATCTGGTAATAATTTACCGTATGATCCTGAGTTAGCAGAATAACCATTTGAATTAAGTGTACTATAAACTGTACCTTGTGAACCAGATACTAATTCAAACACTCTACCTGCATCCGTAAATGTAGTTGTAGTTACTACTTGACTATTATCTGTTAAAGTTATCTCTGCACCACTTGCAGATACATGTAATTTTAATGCTAATGTTCCTGGTAGTAAAGCTTCTTTATATCTAGCTCTATCTATAGAAATTGCATAAAAATGATCTGAGGTTAAAGTACCAAAAGTAAAGTCTGTTTCTTCATCACCTTGAACTAGGTTTCTATACTGACCGTAAATTGTTTGAGACGGTGAAGAACTAGTAACTGAAGTATTAAAGAATAGTGAACCACTACCTTGTTTGTCTGCATATGCTACACTAAATTGTACCCTAGCAGTATCTAAACCAGATGCTGTTTGGTAAATATCGTAGTAATAATCTGCTGATGTACCACCAATTTGAGTTGATGAAGTAAAGAACGTAGTTAACGTTGTACTATCACCTGACCATACTGGAGCAGTTACCGACTCTGCACTAACCACTACATCTTGTTCGTCGAATCTTTTATATGACATGATTAGTTAGTTTTAGTAATTGTTACCGGTATCGTAAGTCTAGCACCAGATCCTCTACCAATTACGGTTAATGTTGTATTCAATTGTGTTCTATCTCCAAATAATGTATTTACAGAAGTTGCTGTAAGGTTAATTGAAGTACCAATTACTGTTTTAGAAACGTTTGTTCCTATTGTAGTACCTTCATTTAATCTAGTTGCTTCATCAGTATTGATTCCTACTCCTGTATAAGAGTTAAGAGTTCTTACATCTGCTATTGTTGCTGTATATCCATCTGTTTCAAAGATAGATGTAGCTCCTAAATAATTTAGTGTTTGAGGGGTAATAGCAATTGAAGCACCTTGCTTAAGTGTAATTGAAGCAAACCCTATATCAAGTACTGGTAATTTAGAAGTACCTCTTGGTAAAGTAGTAAGCTTATACTTCATTATTTGAGTTTCGTCTGGAAATGCTTCTAATAACGGCATGTTTTCGATAGCTTCTCCATAAAAAGCAGAACCTGAGGGATGTGTTGGATTGTATAAGGTGTAGTCAATCTCATCATCTGCTAAAGCAAATTGAGTGATTTTAAAAGAACCGTCCCCT